TGTATGAACTGCAAGAATATTTTACTTTTGAAGTCCCTGGGGCAAAGTTTATGCCTCAAATGAGGAACAAGCACTGGGATGGATATATCAGATTATTATCGGCACATACTGGGGAGATTTATGTAGGATTACTCCCCAAAGTAATCGATAAACTAAATTTACATAACTATACTTACGAGTTTAGGGATAATAAGTTTTACGGTCTTCCATTTGAAGTTAATGAAGAGATTTCATATGAGGGCGTAAAAGATTATATGAGTTCTATTTGTGCTCATTCTCCACGAGAGTATCAAATAGATGGAGTATATGATGCTCTACGGCATAACCGAAAACTATTGATAAGCCCGACTGCATCAGGAAAATCGTTGATGATTTATTCGATCGTAAGATATTATGTGGATAAAGGGCAAAAAATTCTTTTAGTTGTTCCAACGACATCTCTGGTAGAGCAGATGTATAAGGATTTCCAAGATTATGGTTGGGATGCTGATTCATATTGCCATCGAATTTATTCTGGTAGAGAAAAAACGAATGAACATGCAGTCACAATTACCACTTGGCAATCAATATACAAACTAGAACGTTCATTCTTTGAAGATTATAGTGTAATTATAGGTGATGAAGCTCATCTATTCAAGAGCAAATCACTTATTTCAATTATGTCAAAAGCACATAATGCAAAGTATAGATTTGGATTCACAGGAACCTTAGATGGAACTCAAACTCACAAATGGGTTCTAGAGGGATTGTTTGGTCCATCATATAAAGTTACAAAAACCGCAGAATTAATTCAGCAAGGACATCTTTCAAAATTAGATATTAGATGTTTGGTTTTAAAACACAAACCACATAAGTTTGAAAACTATGAAGATGAAGTTCAGTTCATTATCAATCATGATAGAAGAAATAAATTTATAACAAATCTTGTTTTAGATTTAAAGGGAAACACTTTAATTCTTTATAGTCGGGTAGCAACACACGGAGAACCTTTATACAATTTAATAAATAATTTGAAGGTGAATGACCGAAAAGTATTTTTCATTCATGGTGGTGTTGATGCAGAAGAAAGAGAACTCGTAAGAGAAATTACTGAAAAAGAAAATAACGCAATCATTGTTGCATCTTACGGAACTTTTAGTACAGGAGTTAATATTAGAAATCTACATAATGTAATCTTTGCATCACCATCAAAATCAAGAGTAAGAAATCTCCAATCAATAGGAAGAGTTTTAAGAAAAGGAAGTAATAAAACAAAAGCAATGCTTTATGACATTGCAGATGATTGCACAATCAATTCTAAAAAAAATTATACTTTAAACCATTTCATAGAAAGAATAAAAATATATAATGAAGAAAATTTTAACTATGAAATACTAACTATCAATTTAAAAGAATGATGGAAGAAGACTTTTACGCAACTCTAAAGTTTAAAAATGGAGAAGAGATATTTGCTAAAGTCTCTTACTCCGATGAAAATGATCAAACAGTATTAATTGTTTTCAATCCAATTATAGTTAAAGAATTTAAAGGTAAAACTGGATTAACAGGATATAAGATAGAACCTTGGTTAAAAACAACAATGGATGATATGTTCATTGTTAATATGGAAGATGTCTTAACTATTTCTGAATCATCTGATATTGAAATGATTATGACACATCAATCTTATGTAAGAAAATTACCGAATGGAAAGGATAATAGATATCCTATAGACAGAAAGATGGGATATATCTCTAATGTTAATGATGCTAAAGAGATATTAGAAAAGATCTTTAAGAATAGCTAGAGCCTCATCTTCAACCCTAACAAAGGTATTATACCCAGATATTAAGGGGTAAGTCAAGTCTTGTAGTTTATTAGTGAAAATGTTATAATATCTAGATATAAATGAGAAAATTTAATGATCACCACTAATATAATGACCAAAAGAAAAAGGTCCGAACACTACGTAAATAACAAAGAGTTTCTTGCAGCACTGATCAAATATCGTGAAGATGTTGAAATTGCTAAGATTCGTGGTAATCCCAAACCACAGATACCAAGATATGTTGGTGAGTGTTTTTTAAAGATCGCAACTCATTTGTCGTTTAAACCAAACTTCATCAATTACATGTTTAAAGACGACATGATTTGTGATGGAATTGAGAATTGTGTTCAGTATATTCACAATTTTGATCCACAAAAATCTCAGAATCCATTTGCTTACTTCACTCAGATTATTCACTACGCATTCCTGAGACGTATTCAGAAAGAAAAGAAGCAGCTGGAAATCAAAAATAAGATCCTAGAGAAATCTGGATACTCTGAAGTTTTTGAGGATGATGAAATGCTTGACGGCAGCAACTACAGCGACTATAATAGCATCAAGGATAATATACACTCTAAACTTCGTTACTGAATGAAAGTTGCTATCATTACAGATCAGCACTTTGGTGCTAGAAAGAATTCCAAACTCTTTCACGATTATTTCTTAAAATTCTATAATGATGTATTTTTCCCAACGCTCGAAGAGTATGGGATTACTACTGTTGTAGATATGGGAGATACTTTTGATAGTCGTAAAGGAATTGATTTCTCAGCACTATCTTGGGCAAAAAACAATTATTATGACCGTCTCCAAGAAATGGGAGTAAAGGTTCATACTATTGTTGGTAATCATACAGCATATTATAAAAACACTAATGAAGTTAATGCTGTTGATTTATTGCTACGAGAATATGATAATGTAACTGTTTATTCTCAACCAACTGAAGTGATGTTGGGTCAATTACCAACCCTTTTTATACCTTGGATTAATCAAGAAAATGAAGAACAAACTCTCAAACTTATTAAAAAGACAACTTGCTCGTGCGCGATGGGGCACCTTGAACTCCAGGGATTTAGAGTTAATAAACAAATCGTCATGGAGCATGGTCTGGAAGGCAAACTATTTGGTAAGTTCGAACGTGTCTACTCAGGACACTATCACACTAGATCGGACAACGGAACAGTCTTCTATCTAGGAAATCCATATGAAATGTTCTGGACAGATCTAAATGATTCTAGAGGATTTCATATTTTTGATACAGAAACAATAACTCACGAACCTATTAATAATCCTTATAAACTGTTTTATAACATTTACTACGAGGATACTGACTATCAAACTTTTGATGCTAGAGAATACGAAAACAAAATTGTAAAAGTTGTTGTTCGTAAAAAAACTGATACCAAAAAGTTTGAAAAGTTTATTGATAAACTTTACTCTTCAAATATTGCTGAACTTAAAATTGTAGAGAACTTTGAAATTCAAGAGTCTGCTGATTTTGAAGCAATTGAGTCTGAAGATACTCTTTCTATTTTGAATAGATACATAGAAGAATCTGAAGTAAATTTGGATAAATCAATTATCCAAAAACTACTTCAAGAGGTTTATCAAGAAGCTTGCGAAATGGTGTAAAATGTATATACTTACCATATATGGAAAGGAAGATGATGGTGCATATGCCGTAGTGAGTTCTAAAGGAGAGCATATTCTTTATATCTTTGAAGAAGAGGATGATGCAACTCGTTTTGCTATGATGCTTGAAGAAAGAGATCATCCAGAAATGCATGTAATAGAAGTTGATAAAGAGACTATAATAACTGCTTGTGAAATTCACGACTATCAATATGCAATTATTACTGCAAATGACATTGTAATTCCCCCAGAACAAAATGATTTTATTTGATACCATTCGCTGGAAAAATTTCTTATCTACAGGAAATCAATTTACTGAAGTAAATTTTAAAAAGTCATCAACAACACTAATCATCGGATCTAATGGTGCAGGAAAGAGCACTGTATTGGATGCTTTGTGTTTTTCTCTATTTGGGAAACCATTTCGTAAAATCAATAAACCACAACTTATCAATACTGTTAATGATAAAGATTGTAGGGTTGAAGTTGAATTTTCTGTGGGTAAAGTGGAATGGAAAGTTATTCGTGGAATTAAACCTGCTGTATTTGAAATCTGGCGAGATGGTAAACTCTTAGACCAAGCATCTGCTGCTCTGGACCAGCAAAAGTGGTTGGAGCAAAATGTTCTCAAGATGAATTACAAGTCTTTCACGCAGATTGTAATCTTGGGTTCTAGCACCTTTGTTCCTTTTATGCAACTTTCTGCTGCACATCGTCGTGAAGTAATTGAAGATCTATTGGACATTAAGATCTTTTCTTCAATGAATGTTGTAATTAAGGACAAGATTCGTTTGCTCAGAGATGAAATTAAAACTCTTGAACTGAAGAAAGAGTCTCTTAACGATAAAGTCCAAATGCAAAAAGACTTTATTGAAGAACTTGAGAATCGTGGAAAGGATAATATAAATTCCAATAAAGAAAAGATTGCCAATCTGGACAAAGAAGTTGGTGTTTATATGGTTGATAACGCTGTAGTAGAGGATGGTTTGTATACTCTACAAAAAGAACTTGGAGATTATGTAGGTGCTACAGATAAACTTCGTAAACTTGGTAATCTTAAAGGGAAGATTTCTCAGAAAGTATCAACAATTACTAAAGAACATAAGTTCTTCACTGAGAATACGGTATGCCCTACATGCACACAGTCAATTGAAGAGACCTTTAGAATAAATAGAATTAAGGACGCTCAAGATAAAGCAAAGGAGTTGCAATCTGGTTATAAAGAACTAGAGGAGGCAATTAAAGAGGAAGAGGAGCGAGAGCGTCAATTTCTTTCCCTTTCTAAGGAGATTTCAAAACTAACGAATGGCATTTCTCAAAACAATATTAAGATCGCTGGATGTCAGAGACAAATCCGAGATCTTGAATCTGAAATTCAAACTCTTACCGAGAACCTTGCAAACAGAAATTCTGAACATGAGAAGTTAGAATCCTTTAAAGAGAATTTAAAAACTACATACGACGAACTCGCTTCTAAAAAAGACACAATCAACTATTACGATTTTTCGTATAGTTTGCTCAAAGACGGTGGAGTAAAATCCAAAATCATCAAAAAGTATTTGCCTCTCATCAATCAGCAAGTTAATCGCTACTTGCAAATGATGGACTTCTATATTAACTTTACTCTTGATGAGGAATTTAACGAAACCGTCCAGTCCCCCATTCACGAAGATTTCTCATATGCTTCCTTTAGTGAAGGAGAAAAGATGAGAATCGACCTAGCACTTCTTTTCACTTGGAGGGAAGTTGCAAGAATGAAGAACTCAGTCAATACAAATCTTCTA